CGCCCGCGACCAAGCGGGTCAACATCACCGGCATCCGGTTCTCCATCGGCGCGACGACCGCGGCGGCGAACAACACGGTGGCGGTGAAGCTGGCCCGGACGGCGAACTCGCCGACCGGCGGCACCGCGGCGACGGCGCGCCCGCACGACCCGTCGGCGCCGGCGTCGCTGCTCGCCAACTCCTCGGTCCCGACGTACACGATCGCGCCGACCCTGGGGAACATCCTGGGCTGGTGGACGGTGCCGCAAACCAGCGGGTCGATGTGGGAGGAGTTCCCGCCCGGCGGCCAGGAGTGGATGATGAACATCTCCACGTCGGTGGCCGTGTTCGTCACCCTGTCCGTCGCCACCGCCACGCCGATCTTCTGCGACCTGGTCTGGTCTGAGTAGATGTCGTTCTACACCGGCACCCAGTGCGAGCTGCTGTACGCGATGCCCGCGTCCGGGTCGGCGGTGACCGCGGCGGCGGCGACGATCCTATCCGGCACGAGCGCCGCCAATCCGCCGTTCGGGCTGCCGCCGGGGTTCTTCAACCCCTCCCCGACCGGCGACGCGGGGAAGTCGCTGCTGATCAAGGGCGGCGGATGGTACACCGTCGGCACCACCGCGGTGACGAACATCATCAAGATCGGGCTGAACACGACGCAGAACACCGCCGCGATCGCCGTCACCCTGGCGGCGACGGGCGCATGGACGACGGTGATCTCCCAGTCCAACGTGGCGTTCGAGTTCGAGGTGATGGTCACCTGCACCGCGCCGGGCAAGGCCGGCACCAACGGGTCCTACAACTGCATCGGGCACCTGCTCGTCGGGCAGGCGAACAACGCCGCCAACCCGACCTTGCAGACGGTCGGCGCGCAGTGGGCGACACCGATCATGATGGGCGCGCCGCAGACCGCGGCCGGGTTCGACCCGACGGTGACCCAGTACGTGGAGGTGTCGAACCAGTGGTCGGTGACCACCGGGGCGCCGACGGCGACTTTGACGAACTTCTACGTGTTCGGCCTGAACTAGCGGTGAGGTGACGCGGCTGGAGGTGGCCCGTGGCGTGGACGTCGCCGGTCACCTGGGCCTCCCCCGATAACACCGGGAAGGCCATCAGCGTCACGTTCAGTTTCGACAGCGTGACCCTGGTGCTGTCGTCGGTGACGGTGACCCGCGACGCGGGCTGCGCCTACCGCAGCATCTACTTCGGCACCGGGCCGGGCGGCCTGCCGGAGCTGACCGCGAAACCGCTGCCGAACATCGCCGCGGGCGTGGTGGTGGCGGTGCCGGGCGCGGTGCTGGCGTCATACGGGTTCACCACGGTCACCGACGTGTACGCCTCGTCGCAGATCACCGCGGGGCCGTAGATGGCGATCACGGTCACCGCGACGCAGGGCGGCTCGACCGCGAACGGGCTGGTACTGCGCGTCTTCGTCCTCACCGGCGCGGCGGCGGTGGCGGCGCAGTCCGGCGCGAGCACCAATAACCAGTTCCTCAACGCGACCAGCTTCACCCAGTCGATCACCACCACGGCCGGGTCGAACGTTTACGGCGCGTCGTCGCATTTCCCGAACGCCGCGTCCACCGGCAGCAACGCGACGATCGTCGATGATGTCGCGGACGCGGCGAACAACGGCCGGTACACGACGTTCAAGGCGCTGAACGTCACCGGCGGCGCGACCACGCGCGGGTTCACGGTCGCCACGTCGAGCGGCCCGTTCGCGCAACTGGAGATCCTCGCCGCGGGCACCCTCGCCGAGGACGCGAGCGGCCCGGCGGCGGCGTCGACCACCGCAGCGGTGACGGTCACGACGGCGTCGTTCACGCCGCCGCCGGGGTCGCTGCTGGTGGCGCTGGTTGCCTCCGACGGCGGTGGCACGGTCACGACCATGACCGTGTCCGGCGGCGGCCTGGTGTGGGCCGAGAAGGTCAAGAACAACCCGTCCGCCGGCGACTACGCCGGGGTGTGGATCGCCGACGTCCCGGCCGCCGGGGGCCCGCTGCCCGCCCAGCCGGGGCAGACGTGGCTGCGGTATTTCCACCACCGCCAGCAGCCGGTCTTCCCGTCGCCGCCGCCCGCGGTGGTGGCCGCCGCGCCGCCGCTGGTGGCGCCGTTCCCGCAGCGCCGCCCCGCCGGGCTCCCCGCCCGGGCCCGGCTGGGCCGCGCCGCCGCCGTGGCCGCCGGGATTCTCGCGGCCACGACGCTGTCGCCGCAGCCGTCCGCGGTGCCGCCGTCGCGGCCGGGCCCGGCGATCGGCCACCCGGCGCCGCACCGCGCGGTCACCCGCTGGGCGCTCGCCCGGCCGCAGCTCCCGTCACTGACGGCGAAACTGCCGCCCACGGCGCTCTCCCCGCGGCCGCCGCACCGGGCCACCTGGCGCGGCGCCGCGGCGAAGACGACGCTGTCGCCGCAGCCGTCGTCCGTGCCGCCGCCGGGCTGGCGGCAGCCGGTCGCGCCGCGGCCCGCGCACCGGGCGGTCTGGGACGCCCTCGCGGCACCCCCGCCGCCGGTGGTCACCGTCACCGCCGTCGCGCCGGCCCGGCCCGGCCCGGTCACCAGCCGCCCGCCGCCGCCGCACCGGGCCACCGGCAAGGGCATCCTCGCGGCCACGACCCTGTCGGCGCAGCCCACCCGGGTTCCCCCGCCGGGCTGGCGGCAGCCGAACGCCCCGCGCCCGGCGCACCGGGCGTACTGGCGGGCGATAGCCGGGCCGCCGCCGCCGGTGGTCACGGTCACCGCGGTCGCGCCCGCGCGGCCGCAGCCTGTCACGAACCGGCCGCCCGCGCCGCACCGGGCGCTGATCCGCGGCGTCCTCGCGGTTACCACGCTGTCGCCGCAGCCCACCCGGGTACCGCCGCCGCAGTGGCGGCAGCCGAACGCCCCGCGGCCCGCGCACCGGGCGTACTGGCGGGCGGTCGCGGCGCCGCCGCCGCCGGTGGCCGGGCCCGCGCCCGCGGCACCGTCACGGCCCCCGCCGGTCACCAGCCGGCCGCCCGCGCCGCACCGGGCGATCACCCGGCGCGTCCTCGCCGCGCCGCCGCCACTGGCACCCCCGTCCCGGCCGGCCCCGGTCACGAACCGGCCGCCGCCGCCGCACCGGGCGATTGTCCGCGGCGTCCTGGCGAAGACGACCCTGTCGGCGCAGCCGTCCCGGGTCGCCGGGCCGCAGTGGCGGCAGCCGTTCGCGCCGCGCCCGGCGCACCGCGCGTACTGGCGCGCTGTCGCCGGGGCCGCGCCGCCGCCGCCGCCGTTCACCATCGGCCAGCTCACCGCCGCCACGGCCGCGCGGGGCGCGCTCACCGCCGCCGGGGCGGCCACCGGGACGCTGTCCGCGGGCGGCCAGGCCCGCGGCCAGGTATCGGCAACGGACAAGGCCGCCGGGGCGGTGACGGGCGGCACGGCGCCGCTCGGCGGCATCACCTGAACAGGAGGCGCGCGTGGCACGGTACCCGCTCGGCCAGCCGCTGCGCCTGTCCACGACGACGAAACAGATCAACATCGACGGGTCGTATTCGCTGGCGAACGCGACGACGCTGGCGCTGCTGGTGTCCAAGCCGGACGCCACCCAGCAGACCTACTCCAGCCCCGCCAACGACGGCACCGGCCTCTACCACCAGGACATCCCCGCCGCCGACCTGACCCAGGCCGGGCACTACCAGTACACGTGGACATCCACCGGCACGGCCGCCGGGGTGTCGTTCGGCGACTTCGACGTCTTCGACGCCCTCGCCGAGGCGGCGCTCCTGCCGTTGCAGGACTGCAAGGACATGCTCAACATTCCGCAGTCGAACACCACCGTGGACGGCGAGCTGCTGTCGTTCATCGCCACCGTGGAAACGTCCCTGGAAGGGTTCACCGGCGGCCCCATCGTCAACCGCACCGTGGTAGAGCGCGCCGAACTGGACGGCACCCAGACCGTGCTGCAGGTCCGGCAGCGGCCCCTGGTGTCGGTGACGTCGATCGTGTCGGTGGCGTCGGGGCAGCCGCTGGACCTCACCGGCGGCCTGGACATCGACGTCAACGCGGGCACGATCCGGCGCAAGCTCGCGTGGCCGTTCTACGGGCCCTATTTCGCGTGGCTCCCGTCGATGACGGTCACCTACGTCGCCGGGTGGGGCACATCCGTCCCGGCGGCGTTCAACACGTGCGCGCGGATCATCGTCGCGCACCTGTGGGAGACCCAGCACGGCCCGTCGGCGCGGCCGTCGATGGGCGGCATGGACCTGACCCAGCCGCCCGGGTTCTCCTACGCGATCCCCAACCGCGCCGCCGAGCTGCTGAACGGCACGGTCAACGGCATGCCGCTGCGCCTGGAAGCTTTCATCTGATGCCGTCGAAGGTCCCGGCGCTGCTGTCCTATCTGGTGGCGACGTTCACCGCCTCGCCGCTGCTCGGCCAGGCCAGCCCGCCGGTGACGGTGTATGACGGGCCGCCGACGACGGGCCTGGACGCGCCGCTGAAACTGTTCGTCGGCCTGGATGACCCCGACAGCGACCAGGCGCAGACGGCGGCGACGTTCACGCAGTCCTACAGCGGCCTGGACGCGTCCAAGCGGGATGAGATGTCGGCCGTCAACTGCGTCGCGGAGGCGTGGTCCGGCACCGACGACATCGCCGTGATGCGCACCGCCGCGAACGGCATCCTCGCCGCGGTGGAGACCGTGGTCCGCGGCAACAGTGACCAGTTCGGCGGCAACGCGTCGCTCGCCGACCCGGGGGTCACGTCGGGGGACTGGCTGCAGAACAACACCGCCGCCGGGGCCGTCGCCAGGGCGCGGTTCCAGATTCAGTTCCGGTCGTTCACGTAAGGAAGGCAGGCAGCATGACCGCCTATACGATCCAGTCCCCGCCGCACGGGGGGCTGCAGCTCGCCGGCGTCCTGCCGACGACCGGCGCGGTGGACACGTGCCCGACGGGCGCGAACATCGTCATGGTGATCACCGGGCCGTCGTCGGCGTCGGCGACGGTGGCGATCCCGCTGCCCGCCTACGACGGGCAGGCGGTCACCGCCCGGTCGGTGACCGTGGCGTCGGGGCAGATGTGGGCGGTGCCGATGCCCGCGTCGGTGTACGGGCCGGGGCCGGTCACGCTGACGTGGTCGGGGACTTTGACGGCGTCCGCGGTGAACGTTGTGGCGGCCGCGGGATGAGCGACGTGCTGATCGTCCACCCGCCGACCGGGAACACCGCCGTCGTGCCGGAGGAGGCGGTGCACCACTACCGCCGGTCGGGGTGGCTGCTGCAATCCGAGCACGACGAGAACCAGGCGCAGGCCGCCGCGGCGGCGGCGAAGGCGCCGAAGGCCAAGGCTGCTGCGAAGAGTGAGGACGAGTAGATGGCCGCGCCCCCGATTTCCGCGTCGTCCCGGTACATCCCCGAGGGCATCACGCATTTCTACTGGGTGGCCACGATCGCCACCTACACCGCGCCGTCCCGCGCGGAGCTGAACGCGGGCACGGACCTGACCCCGGAGATCGCGGCCACCGGGAACTGGGGGATCATCTCCGGCACCATCGACGCGCCGGACCTGGCGACCCTGTTCACCGCGCAGATCAGCGGGAAAGTCACCGTCGATGGCCCCACCATCGACATGTACGCCGACTCGACGTCCACCGACGTGCGGACGCTGCTGCCGCGCGGCACGGTTGGCTACATCGTCAAGCTGCCTGAAGGCGACGTGACCGGCCGGAAGATGGATGTTTTCCCGGTCAAGTCGCTGCAGCAGGCCAAGCCGACCGCGCTGACCACCCCGTCGCTGATCCAGCTGGGGTTCGCGGTCACCCGGATCCCGGCGGAGAACGTGACGATCCCGTAATGCCGGCGGCGCGGGTGCAGATGGGCGTCGGTTCCCGCGGCGTGTCCCTGCGCACCATCGCCCGGGAGCTGCGGGGGATGGACGACGCGAAGGTCACCGGCATCTTCAAAAAGGCGCTGGAGGGCGCGGCGCGGCCGTATCCGATGCGGGTGCGGCTGGCCGTCCTGGCGATCCCGGTCACGGGAGAAAAGCACACCGGGCTGCGCGCGCGGATCGCGTTGTGTGCCACGGAAACCTCGTGGACGACGGGCCGGGAGGCGGGGGTGTCGGTGTGGATGGACACGCGGCGGATGCTGCCGGATTACCGGACGCTGCCGCTGTACATGGACGCCGCCACGGGGCCGCGGCGCGGCTACACCCGCTGGCGGCACCCGGTGTACGGGCGGTGGCTGGCCGGGCAGCCCAATCAGCCCGCGCACCCGTACTTCTACCGCGCCACCGGGCCGCTGGGCGCGGCGGCGGGGGAGGCGCTGCGCGCCTCGCTGGAGGACATCAAGAGCCAGCTGAACGGCTGACCGGCTCCCGCGACCGGCACGCCATGGCCAGCGCCACCACCCAGCCGATCACCGTCCACCCGGCGAAGATGTTGACCACCGCGAGGGCGCCCAGGTTGCGGACGCGGCGCAGCGCGCCGGTGATCAGCGGCACGAAATACAGGATGACGCCGGTCACGGCGATGATCACGCCGCCGAGCCACGCGTCCGCATTGGTGACCGTCTGCCCCGCGCCCATGGCGTTCCCCCTTCTTTGCCTGCACGGTAGCCGCGCGCCCGGCAGGCGTCCACCCCCCTTATCACCGTGGAGGCTTTATGACGCTGCTGTCCAAAGACGCGATCCTCGCCGCGGCGGACCTGGTGACCGAGGAGGTGCCGGTGCCGGAGTGGGGCGGCAGTGTGCTGGTCCGCGGGCTGACGGGGCAGCAGCGGGACGACTTCGAATCCTCGATGCTGATCCAGGCGGGCGGCCAGCTGGGGCGGGACCTGCGGAATACCCGGGCGAAGCTGGCCGCCAAGTGCATGGTCGACGGCGACGGCAAGCGGCTGTTCGCCGATTCGGACGTGGCGGCGCTGGGGGAGAAGTCGGCGGCGGCGCTGATGCGGGTGTTCGACGTGGCGTCGCGGCTGTCCGGCCTGACCGAGGAGGATGTCGCGGGCAGGGAGCGGGATTTTCCCGGTCCAGCTGGGAGCGGTTCAAGTACGGGCTCGCCGAACGGCTCGGCTGCAGTGTCGCCAGCCTCCTGACGCAGATGGACAGCGCCGAACTGACCGGGTGGATCGCCTGGCAGCGGTACCAGGCCGCGCAGGCGAAACGGCAGGACGCGGCGGCGCCGCGGTCGCTGGCCGGGGGGCTGTGACGTGGCCACCCTGGAGTACCTGGTCAAGGCCACTGACGCGAGTTCGGCGGTGTTCCAGAAGATCGCGCTGTCCGCGGACCACCTGGACAAGCAGCTCGGGGACCTGTCGAAGCGGATCGCCACCCCTGAGGTCGACCTGAAGGACGCCAAGTTCACCCTGGGCATGGTGAACGCGGCGAAGCGGCTGGACAAGCTGTCGGCGATGGTCGCCGATCCGGCGGTGGAGGTGGACACCGCGAAGGCGCAGACGGAGATCCTGCGGATCACCGCGATGCTCGACCGGCTGGACGGCAAGGAAGTCACCGTGGACGTGGACCGCCGCGGCGGCATCTTCGCCCGGCTCGGCCGCGGCGCCGGCGGCATCCTCGGCGGCATCGGCGGGGGGGCCAGCGCCGCGGGCGGCGCGATCGGCGGCCTCGGGAGCGCGCTCGGGCCGTCCGGGATGGGCGCCGCCATCGCCGCGGCCATCGCGGGCGCCGCGACCCTGACCCCGGCGCTGCTGCCGCTGGGCCTCGGCGGCCTGGTGGGCGGCGGCGCGGCGCTCGGCGGCCTGAAACTCGGCAGCGACGCCTTCAAGCAGCTTCAGGCGCTGCAGAAGCAGCTCCGCGGGGTCACCGGCACCACCGCCGCGTCGCAGGCGGCGCGGCAGCGGATCAGCGGGCAGATCGCGGCGCTGCGCGGCAGCCAGGGGACGCAGATCCGGCTCGGCGAGGCGGGCGCGGACGTGACCAGCACCCTGTCCGCCGTGTTCATGCAGGCACTGACCTCCCGCGGGCCGGGGGAGGCGGGGCATCCGGGGGCGCCGTCGTTCCTGGCCAGCCTGACCGGGATCCTGAAGCAGATCGCCGGGTTCATCAAGAGCATCGGCCCGGGGCTGGGGGACCTGTTCCGCGCGTCCGTCCCCTACCTGAAGCTGTTCGTCCATTTCCTGGAGCAGGCGGCGAAGGTGCTGCTGCCGGTGTTCACGGAGTCGCTGAAGGAGATGAAGCCGTTCCTGCCGCTGATCGCGCAGGGGCTGATGCAGATCGTGCAGGGGTTCGCCGGGTTCATCAAGGCGATCGGCCCGGCGGGGATGCAGGCGTCGGCGAAGATCTTCGTGTTCCTCACCAAGGTGATGGCCGGGGCGATGGTCGGCCTGGGGCATGCGATCAACTGGCTGGCCGAGCACGTGCCCACGTGGGTGCACAACATCGCCGCCTGGTGGGACCGGCTGCGGCACTGGACCGACGTGGCGTTCACCCGGATGCGCCACGACATCGCCGCGATCTGGGACGCGATCTTCTCCAATTCGATCGGGCGGGTGATCCGCGGCGGCCACGACATCGAACGCGAGTTCAACGCCTGGCGGCACGGCATCGCCGTCATCTTCGACGGCGTCCGCCACGACATCGCCCGCGCCTGGGACCTGATCTATAACAACACGATCGGCGCGGTGATCCGCATCATCCGCGGCGTCGTCTCCTGGTTCAAAAAGCTCCCCGGGCAGGTGCTGGCCGCGATGAAGGGCCTCGGCACCGCCCTGTTCAGCTTCGGGAAGCAGGCCCTGAACGACTTCCTGAACGGGCTCAAATCCGTCGGCAGTTCCATCCTGGGGTGGATCAAGAACTTCATCGGCGGCATCCCCGGCGCGCTGCTGAAACTGCTGCACATGTCCCCGCCGCACCCGGGCAGCGTGTTCTTCGAGCTGGGCGCGAACATCATGCGCCACTTCGAGGCGGGCATCAAAAGCCGCGCGCAAAGCGCCCGCGCGTCGCTGCACGCCGCCACCAATCCCGGGGCGGGGGTGCCGCCGCACGGGTCGCTGCAGGCGTATGCGATGGCGCTGCTGCGCGCCTACGGGTGGGGGAACCAGTGGGCCGCGTTCAACGACATCGTCATGCGGGAAAGCGGCTGGCGGTGGAACGCGACCAACCCCACGTCGGGCGCGTACGGGATCCCGCAGGCGCTGCCAGCGGGGAAGATGGCCTCGGCGGGGGCGGACTGGCGGACCAACCCGTTCACCCAGCTCCGCTGGATGATGTCCTACCTCCGCTCGAGGTGGGGGAGCCCGGCCGCCGCGGATGCCAACGAGATCCGCGCGCACTGGTACGGCACCGGGTTCCACGGCCTCGTGGACCGGCCGACGATCTTCGGCGCCGGGGAAGCCGGGGCGGAGCGGGTCGACATCACCCCCGCCGGGCAGCGCGCCACGGCGGCCGTCCAGTTCGGCGACATCAACGTGTACAACGCCACAGATGAGGCGATGATCCGGCAGAAGCTGTCCTTCGCCGTAGTCGCGGCAGGCCTTGGCTCATGACGGTACTTTCGATCACTTTGACGGATCCGGTGTCGGGCCTGAGCGTGCCGATCCTGCCGGCGGACGGGGTCGCCGCGCAGATCCTCGACGTCGCCGCCCCCGCGCGGGCGGTCACCGAGGACCGGGTGGCCGCGCACGGCTCCTACGACACCACCCGCTACCTCGCCGCGGCGGCGGTGTCGCTGTCGCTGCTGCTGTACCCCGGCGCGGTGCAGGCGCCGGAGGACTTCCTCGACGCCGTCGGGCCGCTGCTGTCCCCCGCGCTGCGGCCCGCGCTGGTCGTGTCCAACGACCAGTGGGCGCAGGCAAGGCAGCTCACCGTCCGGTACGACTCGGTGGCCAAGCCGCTGTCGGACGCGACGAACTGGCCGGTGCAGATCTCCTGGCAGGCGCCCGCCGGGGTGTGGGAGGCCGCCACCCTCACCGTCGCCAGCCTGCAGCCGCTGACCCCGCCGCTGACCGGCCTGGAATTCGACCCCACCACGGGCCTGGTCGTCACCTCCGCCGGGTACGTTTTCCCCGCGTCCACCGCGCCGTCCCCGACGCAGGTGACCAGCGCCGGGAACGCGCCGTCCCAGTGGCAGGCGCTCCTGTACGGCCCGTGCACCGGCCCGCGGCTGGCGAACGACACCACCGGGCTGACGGTGGCGTTCACCCCGGACATGCCGCCGCTGAACCTCGGCGACTACATCCTGCTCGACTCCGCGACGCAGAGCGCGCAGCTCAACTCCGACCCGTCGCCCGGCGCGAGCATGCTGCAGTACCTGGACTTCAGCGTGTCCAATTTCGGCTGGTGGCAGATCCAGCCCGGCCTCAACATCGTCCGCTACCAGCCCGCGTCGGCGGACGCCGGGTCGCAGGCGCAACTGTCCTTCAGAGCATCCTGGTACGCCTAGGAGGCCGTCATCGCTCTCCACATCCCGCCGTTCCTCCAGCCCGCCGTCGGCGACGCCGCGCTCAACTACCCCGCGCAGGAGATGCGGCAGTACATCCGCGCGCAGCTGACCGCGATGTCGGGGGTCGGCGGAGAGCAGGGCGTGGCGTCGGCGGGCGGGTTCGCGGTGACCCAGCGCGGCGCGGGCGCGAACCTGTCCGTGGACGTCGCCGGGGGCCTGGCGTACGTGGTCGGCGACGACGTCACCAACCAGGGCACCTACCAGCCGTGGAACGACGCGACTGCCAACGTGACCGGGTGGACGGTGCCGGGCGCGGGCACGTTCCACCACCGCCTGGAGCTGCAAGTGCAGGACAAGCTGTCCAACGGCGCGTTCTCCGGGTATGTGGCGGCGTTCGTGCCGAAGCTGGACACCGGCGGCGGCCTCCCGGCGGAGGACAACAGCGCGATCACCCTGGCGACGATTGACATCCCGTCCGGGTCGGCGAGCATCACGAACTCGATGATCAACGACTACCGGCAGCGCGTCGGCCCGGTGTCGGCGTTCAAAACCGCGGACCTGGCGCGCACCCACGCCACCAGCTTCACCGACGACCCGGACCTGCAGCTGCTGAACCTGCAAGCCAGCAGCCGGTACGCGGTGTGGGGGAACTTGCAGTACATCGGCGGTTCCGGCGGCGGTGAGGGGGACCTGACGTGGAAGTTCCGGGTGCCGTCGGGGACGACGATGTCGTATTCGGCGATCCGCAACAACGCCTCCGGGTCGTTCACCGGCGCGTTCGGGTTCGTGGACTCCGACACGCCGTCGGCGCAGACCTCCGGCACGTCGACGCTGATGTCGGTGACGTTGCAGGGGATCGTGGTGACCGGCGCGGCCCCCGCCTACAGCGTGCTGCAGTGGGCGCAGAACAGCGATAGCGGCACGGCGACGACGATGAAGGCCGGGTCCTGGCTGCGGGCCGCGAAGATGGGCTAGCCCGGTGTTCACCAGAGGCAGCGTGCGCCACCTCTGGTGCCGGCCTGCATGGTTTCGCGGTCTACGATCCGCCGAGGCCGTCAGGACGCCTCATAAGTCACTATACGGACGGCACCTGATGCCATGAGCTTCGCGCCGGTGCGGCTGGACGGCGGCGGGTGCTGCAACGCCCACGCGCTGAACGCCGCCGGGACGGTCATGGTGGCGCTGTCGGACACCCAGGGCGCCTACCTGTCCGCCACGTCGCCGATCGGGCAGAAGTGGACGGTGCAGAACACCGGCATCGGGACCTCCACCAACTACCGGTTCATGGCCGCGGGGATCTGGTCGGCGGCGGAGGCGAACGTCGTCTACGCGCTGACCGGCGACAAGGGCTCCGGCGGCGCGTTCCTGGCGGGCACCTACAGCGGCGGGAACATCACCTGGGCGGTGCGCTCGGCGGTGCCGCAGGCCGCCGGGGGCACCCGCGGCGCCACCCCGGCGAACCTGCCCTCCAGCGGCTGGCAGCGGTCCACCGGCCGCCTCCTCTACCAGGACTCCCTGTACCTGTTCGCGGCCACCTACCAGCAGGGCATCCTGCGGTCCTCCAACACCGGTGGCACCGGCGTCGCGGGCACCGACGACTTCCCCACCGCGTGCACCATGACCGGGACCGCGCCGGGGACGGGGAACTGGTTCGCCACCGCCATCGCCCCGGATCCGAACAGCACGTCGAACCTGTGGGCGGCGTTCTACGACTCCTCCGGCAACCCGGCGGGCCTGTGGAAGACCACCACCGCGCACGGCGGCACGCCGAACTTCACCGCCGTGTCCATGACCGCCGGCCCCACGCAGGGCATCGAGGACATCTATCTGGTGGGCCAGTACCTCTACTGCTGCGCGGGGAACCAGGGCGTCTACCGGTACGGGCCGCTGAACGGCAGCCCCGCGTGGGCGGCGCTGAACGGCGCCACCGTCCCCACCGCGAGCACGAACTGGTGGTGCACGGTCGCCGGCTACGTCGACGGCTCCTCCAACCACGTCATGATCATCGGGGACGCGAACCCGTCCAGCCCGTTCGACAAGACCCTCATGCAGCTGACGATCCCGTCGAACTACCCGACGGGGTCGATCACCTACGCCTCCCTCACCGGGTCGGTGCAGTCCACCACCGTGCCCACCCCGGGCGGCTCCTACACGTGGTGGATCCCCGCGCAGGGCCTGCACGTCTACCTGGGCGCCAGCGGCTACATCTGCCCGTTCGTCACCGTGGATGCCAGCAACCTGGCCGCGGTCAAGCTGTACTGCGCGGGCAGCGGCGGCGCGTACCGCAACGTCGGCTCCGGGTGGACGGTCGCCAACTCCGGCATGCCGATGTTCCTGGCCCACCCGGTGGCCGCGTCCCCCGCCCGCGCGGGCCACGTGGTGTGGGGCGACTCCGACTGGTGCCTGTTCGACGACACCAATCCCGGCGGGGAGAACGCCACCACGCTGCAGAACGACCCGCCGGTGTCCTCCACCCAGGGGCAGGCGGTCGCGTTCTCCGCGGACGGGAACACCGTGTACGGCTCGCAGGGCGCCAAGTACACCAACTCCGGCGGCGAGGTGTGGTCGCGGCCGTGGAACCAGCCGGCCAACTGGACGGCGCTGGGGCTGAAGGCCAAGACCGGCGGGAAGGTCGCCATCGGCCTGGCCGCCGTCTCCGACGACCCGTCCGGCTCCCCGGTGCTGCTCGCCGCCGTGTGGGCGTCCGGCCTCTGGCGTTACGACGGGAGCGCGTGGACGTCCCGCAACGCCTCCATCGGCGCGTCCGGGTCGGCGGGGAACCAATTGCCCGTGACCTACTACGGCCACGGCCTGGCGTTCGCCGACGACTCCAAGACCGGCATCTGGCGGTCCGCGGACTACGGCAAGACGTGGACGCTGATCTGGGCGAAAACCTCCACCAGCGAGCTGTCGCGCACCTGCGCCTATGACGTCACCCGCCCCGGGCGCCTGTGGGTGTCGGCGGCGGGGAAACTGTACAAATTGGACGGCGCGGACACCGGCACCGTCGCGGGCGGCGGCATCACCGGCGCCGGGACCACGGTCAACCCGGCGGGGGTGCCGCAGGCCGGGCCGGTCGCCGCCGACGGCCGCGGCAACATCATCCTCGCCGCCCAGGACACCGGCTCCGGGTCCGGGCTGTGGATGACCGGCAGCGACGGCGCCGCGTGGGCCGACATCACCGGCGGCGACGGCAGTTTCAGCCGCTGCAACTCCCGGCCCGAGTTCATCTCCGCGGGCGTGTTCGAGGCGGCCGCGGGCGCGTCCCGGATCTACGTGAGCGGGTCCAACGTGGTCGCGCAGGGGTACCCGGCGTCGTCGGCGCCGCAGGGCACCTCCTCGGCGTTCACCGAACTGCAGTCCTCGCTCAACACCCTCGCCGCCGCCGGGGTGCTGCCCGTCTGGTTCGGCCAGGCCGGCGGCGTCGCCTCCACCCGGGGCACGATGCTGTCCGCGCGGCTGGAAATGACCGACGGCACCGCCACCGTCACCCCCGCCGACCCGGCCTGGGTGCTCGACTCCGACATCGCCGCCGCCGCCGGGCTGTTCACCTCCCGCGTGCAGATCTGGCGGTACTCCAATAACGCGGGCGGCATCGCCGGGCCCGCCCTCGCGCAGGTGATCACCCCGGCCAGCGCCCGCGCCGGCGTCCAGGCCGCTTACGGCGGGCAGGGCACCGGTGTCATCAGCGGCGCGTGGCAGGGCGCCGCGCCAGTGCGGGCGGCGGCGCCGCAGGTGATCGCCGGGACCGTGGTGCCCGCGAACCCGGTGATCTTCACCTCCACCAACACCAGCGCCATCCTCAAGGGCAAGCTGTTCGAGTACGCCTCCGGCGCGGGCACCGTCCAGTCCCTGGACCAGACCGGCACCGCGTCCGCGGTCGCGTCGGCGACGTCGCTGCCGGTCACCGCCTCGGCGGCGAACGCCTACACCGGCGGCCTGGCGGTGGTGGACTTCGCCGCGTTCTGGTCGGTGAACGGGTCCGGGCAGTCGTGGACCACCCCGGGCGGCTGGACGCAGGACGGCGTGCTGAACAACCAGGGCCTCAACTTCGCCACCTACTACCAGACCGGCATCGGCGCCGGCCCCATCACCGTGACCGGCACCATCAACCCCGGCTCCGGCGGCACCATGACCTCCTGGGCCGCGTCCCTGGCCACGTACTACGCCCTGGCCGGCACGCCGGTGTCCATCACCACCACCTCGGTCCCGGCGGCCACGCAGAACTCCGCGTACACGCCGTTCAGTTTCGCCGCGGGCGGCGGGTCGCCGCCGTACGCGTGGGCGGTCACCGGCGGCGCCATCCCCGCCGGCATGGCGTTCTCCCCGTCGGGGGTGCTGTCCGGCACCCCGAGCGGCACCGGCAGCTCCAGCTTCACGGTCACCGTCACCGACTCCGCCGCGCAGGCCGCCTCCCAGGGCTTCACCATCACCGTCGCCGGGTCCATCTCCGTCACCACGTCCTCGCTGCCGAACGGGCAGACCGGCGTCGACTACCTGCAGTTCCTCGCCGCCTCCGGTGGCACCCCGCCCTACTCCTGGGCGATCACCGCCGGGGCCCTCCCGCCCGGGCTGGCCTTGACCTCCGGCAACGCGCCCGGCGCGGGCACCATCGCCGGGGTGCCGCTGGCCACCGGCACGTACAGCTTCACCGCGCACGTGTCCGACACGCTGGGCGCGGCAGGCACCCGGGCGCTGTCGATCACGGTCACCGCCGGGCCGCTGACCGTCCTCACCGCGGACCTGCCGCCCGGCGTCCTCGGCCAGCCGTATGCCGCGCAGCTCCAGGCCACCGGCGGCGTCGCGCCCTACACGTGGGCGGTGACCGCCGGCACCCTGCCCCCTGGGCTGTCCCTCGCCTCCTCCGGCGCGGTCACCGGCACCCTCACCGGCTCCGGCGACTACCCGTTCACCGCCACCGTCACCGACTCCAGCTAGGGGGCGCGCATGCCCGCCACCGCCTCCGTCCTGCTGGACATCGACGTCACCGCGCCGCCGCCGCCGCCGCCCAAAGGACCCTGGCGCATCCTCTACGGCCCGCCGCAGCCGGTGGGCGGCGCCACCGCCGAGATCATCCAGGCGCAGAACAAGCAGATCATCCTGCGCACCGAACCCGACCAGAACCACGAGGTCAGCTTCGACATCGACGGCCGCGACCCCGCCGCCGCCGGCATCGTGGAGCTGCAGACGGACCTGACCGTCATGTTCGGCGCGCGGATCGTCTTCACCGGCCGCATCGTGCCCACCCAGGACACCCTGGACGCCTCCTCCCATCGGGTGCAGGTCACCGCCTACGACTACCGGGAAGTCCTCCGAAGGCGCGCCGTGCTGCCCGGCGACACGCTGTCGTGGACGAACAAGGAACAGGCCACCATCGCCTGGAACATGATCCAGGCCACCCAGGCACGCCCCGGCGGCCAGCTCGGCATCGCCCAGGGCGCCGGGCAGACGACCGGGGTCAAGCGCACCGCCTATACCGCCACCGTCGGCGACTACATCGGCGACGACATCACCACCCTCGCCCAGCTCGACAACGGGTTCGAATGGCAGATCACCCCGTACGGGCCCGCGGACCTGCGGTTCGACGTGTTCTACCCGCGGCAGGGCACCGACCGGGGCGTCGTGCTGTCCTACGGGGACAGCCGCATCTCCTCCATCACCAGGACGGTAGACCCCAGCACGTTCGCCGACTGCGTGTACGTCACCTCGAGCGGCGGGTCCGGGTCGCTGTCCGCGCAGCACGTCGAAGCCCCCGACATCGCCGGGCGCCCGGAACAGCGGTGGGACTCCGTCGTCGGCACCCAGGACAACACCCTGGCCACGCTCACCGACCACGCGCAAGGGCTGCTCAACCAGCTGCAAGTCGTCACGCCTAGTTATGCCATCCAGTTCTACCCCGGTGCGTGGGACGGCCCGGACTGGCTGTGGCTCGGCGACCCGGTCACCGTCCGCATCGACTCCGGCAGGCTGCAGGTCAACGACGCGGGGCTAAGAGTCGTGGAAATGGCGTTCGCGCTGTCCGCCGACAACGTGGAAACGCTGACGCTCACCGTGGGCGCTATCCCGCTGCGCTGGGACAAGAAGATCGCCAGCATTCTCAAACGATTGCGCTATCTGGATACGAAATAGTACCTAGACACTAGGTAGGGTTCTGATGACGACGCCGGTGCCGCCGAACGCGGTCTCCCTGTCCGACGCGACCGGGATACTGCTCGCCGGGCGGCCCACGTGGATCACCCTCGCCCCCGGCACCCTCACCGCCGTCCTGGAGCCGACGTTCACCGACTCGCTCACCGGCGCGCAGATCGCCCCCGGCGAACTCTGGTTCCAGTTCACCGACACCGCCGGGCAGGCGTACGCCGCGCCCCGCTGGGGCATCGCCGCCATCCAGCTCGCCGCACCCATCACCTAGGAAAAGGAACCCGAATGACCGACACCCTCTGGTCCGACATCTCCGAGTTCCAGGTACCGGCGTCGAACTCCTACCCCTATCACTTCCTCTGCTTCCGCTCCAACGACGGCACCTACCAAGACCACCACTTCACCCAGAACATCGCCTGGGCGCGCGGCGCGGTCGCCTCCGGGCGGCTGTGGGGGTTCATGGTGTACTACTTCTACCGGCCCACGGTGAACGGCGCCGGCGTCCTCATGGGCCGCGTCGGGCACCCCGATGCCGCCATGGCCGTCATGATCGACGTCGAAAACGCCAATGGCCAGGTCACCGGGAACCAGTCCGCCGGGATCAACGCCCAGCACACCCAGCTCGCCAAGTGGCTCGGTGGCGCGTCCCGGGTCGTCGGCTACGGCAACCCCGGCGATCTCAACACGCTGTGGCCGCAGAAACCCGCCGGGCTGCGCCTGGTCGTCGCCGACTACGGCGCCAATCCCTCCTACCCGGGCAAATACGCCCATCAGTTCACCGACCGGCAGAACACCCCCCCGTTCGGCCCATCCGATTTCAACAGCGCCGACGGGATGAGCGCCACCGACCTGCAGAAAATGTACGGGTTCGTGTCGCCGAAGCCGCCGCCGCCGCCGCCGTCCTCGAATGTGCACACGTTCAACGGCACCCAGACCATCCTCGACGTGGCGCGGTCCCGGAACTATGCCACCGCCGCCGCGTGGCTCGCCCACGAGGCGCGCCTGGACGCGAACGTCGGTGGCGCGCTGCTCGGCCTGGACGAGAAACGGCTGGAAACGATCGTCCCCCCCGCGGGCACCAAATGGCTGACCCAGTGACCGGGCCGCTCGTCCACGGCGCGGCACTGGCACCCGGGGATGTGCTGGTGGTGTGCGGCACCGGCGCCGGGGCGAAGGCGATCGAGATCGGCGCGGTCCTCGTCGGCAACCCCGCCGCCTCCCACGTCGCCATCTACCACCACTCCGACGCGAACGGGACGCCGTGGTGCCTGGAGGGCCGCCCCGGCGGCGTCGGCTGGCGCGACGCCTCGGATTACGACCGGGACCCGCGGACCGTCACCAACGCCGCGCAGCCGAAAACCGATACGCAGCGGGAGAACGCCTGCCACTGGGCGGAGAAGCTGATCGGCACGCAGTATGACTGGCTGGGCGGCATCGCCGAGGACACCCTGGCCGCCCTCGACCTCAAAGCGCTGTGGAAGCCCGAGCCGGACACCGGCACCGTGCCCTGCGCGGTGGTGTGCTCGTCCTACGCGGCGTGGGTGTACGGGCAGGTGGGGCTGGCCGCGCCGGACCCGGCGGACTGGCGGCACGTGACCCCGGGTGCGTGGAGCGCCTTCATCGAGCGGGAGGGCTGGGGGCCGGTTTCGTGAGATCCCGCGCGTGGCTGCTGCTCCCGCTCGCCGCGGCGTTCGCCGCCGCCTGCGTCCTGGCCGCCCTGCCGGGCCCGGCGCGCGCCGACGACCCGCACTGCGTCCAGCACGGGTCGAAGCACGCCTACCTGTGCTACTACCACCAGCCGGGTACCGGCGGCGGGGTGTACGGCGCGCTGCTGCTGTTCGAAAACTGGTACTACTGGCATCCGAAGAGCGGGGACATGGTGGTCGACGAGACGTACGCCAAGGGCGGCGCGCCCGGGTTCTTCGCCAGCTCCGGGCACCGGACCATCCACTTCGCCGACGCCCACGAGGTCGCCGACGGGCCCTGGCTCGCGCACTTCCCGGATAACACCCGGCCGCCCACCGACTGCTCGCAGGCCGAGAGCGACGGCCTCGTCCAGGCGTGCACGGCCGCCGAGCAGCGCTCCGCCATGGACTTCCAGCACGCCATGACCGCCGACCACATCCCCCACTCGTTCTAAAAGGGGAAACCCAATGGCTGGAGCCATCGAACAGAAGGCAGCCGCCGCACCGTCGGCGGCACTGGTCGCCGGGTACCTGTCCGGCCTGGCCATCCAGGTGTTCCCGTGGCTGCGCGACAACCTCACCCCCGACCAGAAACAGGCCCTCCCGGTGGTGATCGCGTTCCTGCTGTCCGCCGCCGCCGCCTACCTCGCCCCCCACACCCACCGCCCCGACCTCACACCCGTCGCGCCCCCGCCGAGTGTCACCAGCACGCCCCCCGCCGCCTAACGGCCATGACGCACGACCGGGGGAACGGGGACTACGTCACCTGGGGACGCTGGGAAGCCGAGCACCACGCCCTCACCGAACGCGTCCGCGCGCTGGAAGAACGAGTGGAGAAACGATGGGCGGCGGTGGACGCGGAACGGGTGGAACACCGGACCCGGATATGGCAGGCGGCCCTGGTCATGGTCTCCGGCCTCGTCCTCCCCCTGGCGGTCCTGGGGGTGCTGGCCCTGCTGCACCTCGCAGCAAGATAAGACAGCTGCGCGCCGTCCAGGCCGCCTTCGCCGCGCTCACCCTCATCGGCGTCCTGTCCATCGGCGCCATCGGCTGGGCGATCCACGACATCTACGGCAAGCTCGACGCCGCCACCATCCGGCTGTGCGTCGCCGAATACCGGCAGTGGCAGGCCCTCGCCGCCCTCGACGCCCACCTCACCCATCCCGTTCCCCCGCCGCCGCTGGCCCCCCGGCAATGCCGCGCCGCGCCCGGCCGCTAGAACGCCCCCGCCCGAAGACCTCCGGGCGGGGGCGTTCGCGCATGCGCGCCTAGCCCAGCCACAGGCCCTGCGCCGTGCGCGCCTTCACCCGGTTGACGAACTGCTGCCAGGCCAGCGGCGGCACCGCCAGCACCGGCCCGCCCGGGTCCTTGCTGTCGCGCACCAGGCGCCACCCGTCGAACGGGTCTTCCTTCACCTCGACGCAGTTGCTGAACGAGTTGCTGTAGGACGATTTGTGCCAGTCCGGTTCCATCGGCCCTCCTATCCGTGGTGGAACATCAGCGTGTCCGCCAGCGCCGGGCCCATCGTGAGCGCCCAGATCCCGGCGGCCACCGCGGCGGCGATCACGGTCTTGATCAGTGTGCTTCCCATCGTGTCACCTCATTTTCCCGGCCGGCCCCAGTGACCGGCCGGAGCTTAGGCGCCTCGAGCGCCAGCGGCGGCGCGGGCAGCGCGGCCCGGGCCTGAAGTTCAGGCTGAACCTGAACCCTGGCCTTGCGCGGCGCCAGGACGCGCACCAGGACCACGATCATCGCCGCCGCCGCCGCGCCTTCCACGGCCACCACGGACGCGGCCAGCGGCACCACCGCGGCCGTGAACGACCGCGCCGCCGCCAGCAGCCCCGCGCCCACGGCTATCCCGGCGAACACGCCCAGGGCGCGCACGCCGGCACTCAGGCCCACCGGGGCCTCCGGCTCACACATCACCCTTCTCCTTCCGGTTGGATGGGGACGGGGGCTGCGGCGAGTACGGGACGCCGCAGCCCCACGATTCCTACGACCACCGCGACTTCGAGCGCTGGTTTTCAGACGCCTTGCGCCGGTTGACCGCCTTTTTACTGAACAGCGACTCCTTCTGCGCGCGGCGGTTCAGGGACGCCCGCTGCTTGTCGCTGATCGTGTCCGGGACTTTTGGCTTGCTCATCGCTACCTCACTTGCCGTTCCTGGTGTTGTTCGGGTTCTTCTTGCTGTCGCGGCCGTGGTCCTTGTCGTTCTTCGCAGTCTGCTTGATCCACTTCTCCACGTTCGCCTTGCTGGGCGGCCTGCCCTTACCGGTCATCTCGCTCACACCTTCCATTCCTTGCGGCCCGAGCCCCCGCAATGCCTGCAGGTGCCGAACCGCCACCGTGTCGACAACGGGTTGCGCCCGCTGCCCCTGCACCACCGGCACCTGCCGGAGGGGTGCGTCTTCAGCCACCACCACCCGCCGCCCGCCAGCGCGGCGAGGGCGAGCGCCAGTTCCAGCCACCCGGTCACCGGCGGCTCGCCTCGAACGCGGCAATCTCATCGGCGAGGTAGAGATCCTCCTTGCCGTCCCGGGACACCGGCCACGGCGCCATCTGCTCCGATTCCGGCCGCTGATGGTCGCGCCAGATCGCCATCTTCAGGGCGTTCCGCGTCGTGTGCGGCCCCACGTGCCCCCGCTCCACTGCCTGCTTCAGCGTCACCATCACCCGCGGGGCACCGGTAACAGGACCGGCCGCGGAAACAGGCGAACCGGTTACAAGCGCTGGTGAGGCCATATGCGCGGCGACACGGCGGATTCCGGTAACAAGTGACAGCGGGGTCAGCGGGTGCAGTTCGCCGATGTCCCCGGCCAGGACCATCTCCCGCGCCACCACCGGGTCAAGCTCCGGCGTCTGGACCAGCCGCACCCCCCCGGCGGTCACCGCCTGATACCGGCCCAGTTGCGTGGGCGACGGCGGCATCTGCGCGTCGCCGCACATCATCCGCCACAGCGCCAGCTCATACCGGGTCAGCAGCTTGATCCCGCACTGCTGCCGCACGCTGGAGTCCTTGCTCCCGGTGACCTCGGCGGTCAGCGCCTGCCCGATCATCACCAGGTGCTTGCGCACCTGCCGCCCCGCGAACGCGTCCTCCCCGATGCCGGTCAGCGCCGGGGACTTCGCCGGCTCACCCGGTTTCCTGATCAGCCCCCAGTGCTGCCTCAGCCGGGGCACCGCCAGGTTCATCTCCTCGGCCATGGTGAACTGCCGCGGCCCCACATTCGCGTGCACCCGGCCGCGGGTGTCCATCCCGGCGAACGCCACATCCCCGCGCCGGTCCAGCTCCGCCGACAGCCACGCGCCGCCGTCGTGCAATTGTTCCGTCGTCCAGGCGTAGGCGACATTCGGCAGCTGGTCCAGGTTGCGGTCCATGTCCTTCAG